TTAAAATTTCTTATTTCCATTAATAACCTACCTCACTTAAAACAAACCAGACAAAACCACCAACCAACAACGATATTATAATACTTATTACTAATATCCACATATATTTCACTTCCTTTCATCAGTGAGCTTTTTTAATCTGCTCCCTCTCATATTTTCGAGGTAAATAAGAATTTTCTTTTAAGTGTTCTCTTTGTTTTGCTTGCCATGTTCTAACTTTCTTACTGCTAAAATCTTTACTTCTAGGATCTATTGATACGGTTTCCCTTCTTTTCCAGTTTCTTATTTTTCTTTCTATATATCTTTGTTTCTGTTTTGCTTCGTATGCTATTTTTTGGGCTTCATCTCTACCATACTCGTCAATTAACATTTGTTCCCCATCACTTACACTAGGAACAATTTCATCACTTATTCCTTCAAAATAGGGCGATAAATCATGAATACAATTACCACACCATGAAATTTTTCCATTTCTTCTAACTAACATAATATGATTTTTTTCAAGCTCTAAACAATACACATAATTATTATAACTATCAATTATTTTTGATTTAATTCCTTTATGTTTATTACTTTTAGATATATTGTGATTTAAAATCCTACTATTATTTTCTCTTATTATCCATATATTATAATTACAAATATACTCTCCATTTTTATGCTTTTGTAATTTACCTTTAGTTTTTTGCAAACTAAATGATGGATATTTACCAATTTTAATTATACATTCTCCTATATGATCAGCTAATTTTTTACTAGATGTAAAATATTTTTTAGATATTGAATTAATATTTAATTTTGATTTACTTTTTCTCACTGATCCATCACCAATAATAAAAGCATCTAAAAATTCTTTTATTATTTCAGTTTTTTCATTTAATAAATAATCAGGAATAAATCTTTCAGGCTGTTTACCAAATTGTTTTAAATATATTGCTAATTCTTCATTTTTTAATATATATCCTGATTTTTCTTCTTTAAATCCCATTGAAATCAATCTTTTATTTAATATTTTTTTTGCATTTTCTTTATATTGAGATATTCTTATATATTTTTCATGTATATTGCCTTCAGACATGAAAATACCTAATAAATAGGCAAAATCCTTTTTGCCAAATCCATAAGTGTTATAATTTAAATCTATACCATCCCAATTCACACATTTTAATTGTTTGAAATTCTTTTTCATACTATTTTCTGCTGATTCAAGTCTCCATCTTAAAATTCTTTTATTATTCTTTTCATGAGTATTAAAACCAATATACATGTTATGATTCTTTGTAACTAATAAATCATATGAATTACTTTTAAATTCTATCATTTCTTTTTCAAAATTTTTAAATTTAGTTTTCCAACCACTCCATTCCGGAATATGACTTAAAGGATTTAATGAAAATATCTTATCATCACTTTCAACATCATTAAATAATTTCCATCCATTAGAAGTATAAACTTCTGTATCTAAACTATAACAATTGCAATGATATAATCCATTACGAATAGCATCATCAAGGCTTTCATATACTTGATGTCCAGGATTTATTGATAATGTTTGTCCCTCATAAGGTGAACAAAGTTCACAGCACATAAAATGTGCGGAAACAATTACCAAATCCCATCCTGACTGCATATACCTATTTAAATTTGCCTGTATAGCACATCTTGAAGTCAATGTCCTTCCAACCATTTCCGAATATGTATCAATACTATATTTAGCACCGTTTTTATATGTTACTGATTGCACGCCTTTTCGAGCAAATTCATCCAACATTTCTTGTGAAAACTTTCTTCTTGTAAAAATATCCATTTCGTTAAAATTATTCTCTGCGACCATTGATGCTGTTTGACGAAATAAATCATCAGAATATCGCATTATTTGAAGTTGTTGACCATCTAATGAATAATAAGCTGACTGTCTAAAAACACCGAAAAAAGTCTCATGGTCGGCATATTTACCACTAAATAACATACTAACTTGTCCGGGAATCGCTGGTATTGCTGGAGGTGGCGGAAATTCTCTTAACAACATTCTTCCATTAGATATAGGATCAGTTATAGAAGAATTGACACCAACTTTTGATAAATTATTTTCAGCATCTTTAATACCTTTGATATAAGCTGTTGGCAAATCTTCATCAGCCCACTTTTTCCAGTTAACATCAAACTCTTTAGCTATCTTTGATATTTTCTTATCATAGATTTTTTTATATTTATCAATATTAGACGGATCTTTAATAATTGCTTCCTGCAATTCTTTGTAAGCTTGACCAATAGCAAAAACCACTTCTTGAGAATCAAAAATTAAATTATCTGCATACTTTGAATACTTATCTATATTCATTTTATCAATCCTTTAATGTTTTTAAATACTCGAAACTAGAAATCTTAGTAAAACAAGTTCCAATTTCAATAAATTTTCCAACTTCAATAATTTTTTGTGAATTTTTATCATCTTTTAAATCAAGTCCTACTAAAATTTCATAGCCTTCGATGTAATATTCTAAAGCTTCTTTTAAATGGCAATATGAAACTTTATATTTTTCAGGAACATTTAAAATCAATAAATTATCATATTGTTTTTTTATTCCATTTCTCATTACTTTAAAATCATTAATTGTATTTCCTTTTTTATTCATATTTAGATATTTAGATACTTCATTGCTTATGTTAACAATATTTTCTCTGTATTCATACTCCCAATCGCTTTCATTTGGTAACTTTATTAATTTTCCCATTATCATCACGTCGTTAACCCCCCTTTATTTCTAGTAAATCAATATTATTTTTTTCAATAAAAGTATAATCCAAAATAACTTTATCAGGTTTATTATTTTTCAAAAGTATTATATATCCTATTTCTTCTACTATCTTGGAATACTTTCCATAATTTCTTATAAATTCAGTAATAGAACTTATATGTTTCATATTCATTTCTTTATCACCTCGTGAAAATCATAATATAAAAATGTGAAATTGTCAATATAATTATACTGACAATTTCACATGTTATTATAATACTTCTGGAGTTATACCCTGCTCTTCTAATATTTTATTGGTTTCAGCTTCTATATTTTTATCGTCCCAATCAGGGTGCTGTATTTTAACTTTTGTATATGTTGAGACAGCTTTTGCCATATCTAAATTTCTTAAAGTTTCAGATAGCTCCTTTTGATCTGTTACGATTGAATCTTGTAATTCGATTTTTACATCTTCTATATTATAAAACTTATATAAATTAGCAGACTGATCAAATTTTTGAGCTTGATATAATAATTCTTTTATTGCAGGCAACCAATATCTTCCCTTTGTTTCTCTAGTTGTTTGACTTTTATGTTCCAATATCTTTAAAGCTGTTCCACTAGCTACATTTCCATGTTGTCCAATTCCAAAAGTTTGTGGAGAATATCCAGACTGAGTAACTATATTAAAAAATAATTGTTCACAAGTGTTTTTATGCTCTTCCATTCTTATGTCAAATTGGATATTTTCAATAGGTTTTACTCCTGAATCTCCGCCCATCTTCCAACTTGTTAAATTCAGTTTTACAAAAGCTCTTTGATATTTGCTGAACTTATTTAATTCTATTATTTCTCCTGTTGTCTGGTTTTGAGACTTATTTAATAATTCTTCATCAATAAAAATTTGCGCCATTCCTAATTCCAAGTCCCTCATCCATGAAGTCCATGCAATATCTAAAGAGTCCATCATTGAAATTGATGCTGAATAGTCATTAATTCCTAGATATGAGCCTGGTATTAATTTATTAGGTCTTTTATTTGGAATATAGACACATCCCAATCCTTCAATATTTGAATATCGTAAATTTTCAAGATTTATATTCTCAGTTTCTTTAATAGAGTTCAAATCTATTTGTTCACCAACTGAACTATTAGATCCTTGATATAATTCATATTCTATTAATAAATCTTTTCCTTCACGACTTCTTCGTTCAAATAATCTCCAAACTTTCTGTGTATCTGAATTTGTTTTAACTACTCTAAAGGTTATAACTTCCCACAATCTTCCTCTCCAAAATGTTGGGAAAAACTGCTGAGGAGTTAAAACACTTACAATAGGAACATTTAATAAATCTGGCTCTATATCTATTTTAAATAAACATCCAGAAAGAGCTGCTGATAATTCAGCTCCCTCCAACAGTAAATTTTCAAAACCATTTTCCGATATAAATTCTTTAATTCTTTTCCCACCTTCGGAATCTTCATTATACTTGAATTGTGGAACTTCGGAAAATAATAAGCTTGAAGAAGTTGATGCAATATCGTTCGCAGCTGGTAAATGTACAACACCGCATAAATCATTTATCCTTGCCCACATTCTGGATTGGGCAATTATATCACCAACCGAGCTTATATTGTAGTAATCATATAGAAATTTTTGATCGCCACTATACCACGCTGCCCATTCATCATATTTATTAAACCAAAATTTCCACTCAACAGGAGGGAATTCTGATTTAGGTTTGAAGAACATTAGATCACCTCATTTATTTATTAGAATTTTCTATCAATCTATCTAAAAATTTACATGCTATTTTATTTGATAGTTCATGATCAATATTTGAATTATCCTGCATTATACAAGCTAAGTTACTTTGCCATGCATAATACATACTTCCGTTAAACAAAACTTATAAAAACTTTCTAAAAGTTAATAAAGCTTATTACTTTTTCATTCTGTCCTATTTTGTTCAAAAATATCATTGCATAAGGTATTAAGCATGTCAAAAATTTCGTTAGGTTCTTTTTTTGTACCTTCTATTTCAGTTCCATAAAATATAAATCTTGAATTTGTTAAAATTGATGCAGCAGCCAATAACATTCTACCTTCCAATGTCTCTTTAAATTCAAGTTTATTCATATAATCATTTGATATATTATCTTGTTTTATACATAAACTACCCATACCATCTTTTAATTGTGTCCAAGGTTTAAAATTCTCTATTTCATCAATTAAAGAAGA